GCGGCTGAGAAGCCAGACAGTTTTGTTTCTTCTTCGAAGGAACGCTCGGAAGTCTCTGTTTCGTAGATTTCCTTGTGCTCTTCGCCGTAACGAGCATACTCCAAACCGAACAGGGCGTTCAGGCCGGGGAGCAGCTCTTTCAGTAGTTGTGCGCGTGAAATAGCCATGATTTACTCCTTAAATGCCCGTCGGGTTGAGATACTGATGTCCACCTGTCATTACAGTTGTTGTAGTAACAGTAATTGGAGGGCCAGCAGCATAAACTGATGTCGCAACTGGGTAAGGTGCGTTGAATTTGCAAATAAACTCACAGAAATTACCCGAGGTATTAGCAGTATCAGGAACCACGTCAACAACACGAATAGGCAATGAAGCCGTAGTTGTATTGCCAGCAGCACTATAAATGCCAACTCGTGAGTTACCGGTGATTGTTACACCAGTGTTCTGAACGAGTTCAGCATTCGAGCCAACCATTGTTTGACCCAAGAAAGCTACTGTCAGACCGTTGCCGTCTTCGGTTGTACCGGCGACCATAACAGCTTTAAACAGAACATCAGGATCATCCGCAACGTACGCATAAATATCGGTCGCGGTAAGATTACCGGGCCAATATTGAGCGTAAGTTTTCTGGCTGTTAGTTGGGTTTGTGTAAACGCAACCGAGGAAAATACCTGTAGGTGTAGCTGTAGCTTCGCCAACGTCTTTCTCAACAGTACCAGCAGCAACGGTCTTAACTAAATCACCATAAAAAATGGCTGTACCGTAGCTGTTAGTTACTTTGAGTAGACGAGTTGAACCAGCAAACACCTGACCACCGATCAGATTGATCGGCTTTAGCCCGTAAGGGGCCGCTACCGTTGGGTAGGGACTAGTCTGTGCCATGATTAAACTCCAAAAAATTAAAAGGTTACTTGCCTTTACCAAACGACGTCGTAGACTTCCGCTCATTGAACAGAGGCATACGAGGGTCGTTCTCACGCATAAAACTATTGTCGATTGCAAGGGTCTGCGCCTGAGTCTGGTCATTGAAGTGAGCACTACGCTGTTCAATGAACTCCGAGGGAGTCTTACAAAGCAACAATCCACCGATCTCGATGTTGTCCTTAAAGCGACTAGCCGGATCAATGAGCAGTTGAAATTTTGGTTGCTCAGTAATACTTACTGGCTCCCAGCCTTCGCGCATCTTTGCTGATAGGTTACGTGGGTCGGCATTATTTAGCGTCGCAACACGAATCCACCTATAGCTAAAACCCGGCTGCTTATCTGGTTCAGGTAGCAACTCCGCAGGTGCCCACTGCTTAGGGCGCAACTGCGTCTCACGGGTTTCAAGTTCACGAGTCAATTTAGATTCAGCCATTATTTATTCTCCAATTTAAGGACTTCACGAGCATACTGCTCCGGGGTTAATTTAAACTTTTTAGCCAGCGCTGCTTGGGTCGCGGTTAGCTTAATTTGCCTCGGTGCCGTACTACGTCTGGCTGAAGCTACGACTGTGCTTGTTTTACGCTGCGGTTTGGAGTCAGCGGAATCGTCGTCATCATCTGGCGCGGTTTGAAACGCCTCAGGGAATCGTTTGCGTATTGTTGTGTCAATGCGCTTGTAGTAGTCATCAGTACCAATATATTGTGTGCCGTACTGTTGAGCTAGCTTTTCATGCAGACCGTATGCCGCTTGAGTCATCTCAGGGTCTTTTTGGAACCATGCCTCGTTGCGTGACACCCAGTTTGCGTATTTGCCATCAGGAGCAGTTTTTTGGGGCTGAGCCTGAGTTTGCGGCAGTTGTACCTCATTTTCTACATCTTGTAAAGTAGGTCTAAAGTTTTTTGCTTTATCCAACCTTAAAGTGGCTTCTGTCAACTCCTGCTGGGCTTGTATAACTTTCTCGTTATCGTAAGACTCCAACGCTTGTTTGTAGTTCTCTTTCGCAATGTCCAAGTCGCGGTCAGCCGCGTACCGCATCGTTGAAAGGTACTCTTCTTCGCCCGTTTTAAGGGTTGCTTTGAGGCGGCGGTTCTCTTCAAGTATCTGGTTAGCGGCATTAATAGCCTCTTGCTGCTCACGTCGGGCTGCGTCTTTCTCGCGTCGCTCGTCGTTCCAGACCTTCTTGTACTGTTTTAGCCGTTCTCTTGCTTTGTCAGAATATTCTTCAAGCTCATCAGCTTCAAGCTCTTGAACAATCTCCTGAGGCATAGGCTGTCTGCCTCTGTCTTCGGGGGGCGTATCGTCTTCAATCTCAATTTCTAACGAATCTTCGGCTTCTTTGTCGTCGATCTCGTCAGGGAATTTATACTCGGTCTTATCAGGTATTGCCATTTTATTATCTCCTATACCCGGGAAATGCCGCGTGGGTCTTGAACCACAGCATCTACAGTGTCTTCATTAATCATCCGAAACTCTCGCCCATGAATCTTTAAGCGGGTGCCTGAGTTGGGTCGGGCCAAAATAAAGTCGCCTTTCTTACACCACGGGCCGGTAGGGTACCGTTCCTTGTCGGTATAGCAGTCAGGGCCAAGGTCTACGACGAAAAATACAGTAGCCAGCACTTCTTCCATCCGTTTAGTTTCATCGGATTTAACAAGGCCGCTTTCAAATTTATCTTCTGCCTCAGGCAACGCCACCAAAATTTTGTACCCGACAGGCACAGGTAATTGAGTAGCTTTTTCTTCTGCTGTTTGAGGTAATACGGTTGCATCCAAGCTATCGGTGTTTGAGCCGATTAGGATTTCACTCATCGTCAAGTTGCTCCATGTTTTTTGCGAGGTCTAGTAGGTACATCTCCACGTTGGTAAGGCCTCGAATCTCACCACACATGTATTTATAATCTTCATAGTTTTTAGCTGCGCCTGAAGCAGCCGCCTCTGAAAGTTGCACGCGTCTGGCACGCAACTCTCTTAGGATCGTTTCAACTATCTTGTCCATCATTCACCTTTTTTGGGGGGTTGATTTGATTTGTTTTGTTGCTGCATCCGTGCTTTGTGCAAGTCCATACCTTGACGGAAGCCTTCCGACTCCTGTTGCTTGTTCATCCTTTCTTTCTCGCTCATAGCTTTTGCAGTTATCTGAGCGCCAGCGGTTTCTTGCTGTGCGTCGATGCGTTGCTTTTCAAGCTGGAGTTGCTGACCTTTAATCATAATGTCTGCGGCATCTTTGTCTGCCTTACGCTTCTGTTCGGCCTGTTTGATAGCCAACTCTTGCATTTGCATTTGGATGACAGGGTCTTGCATTTGTTGCTGAGCTTGTTGCTGTTGAGCTTCTTGCTGATGTTGTTGCAACAGTTGTTGCGAAGCTTGCGCAGCCATCTGAGCGATCTGGTTCTCCATCTCTTTTGGAATAACGATGTCGTCGTCTTCCTCGTAGTTGGGTAACTGCATGCCCATAGTCTGTTCCATCTGCTTGCGATACTCGTACCCTAAGTGTTCCGCGATATGCGCTTGCATAGCAGCCATCAGCATTGGCACGTTGGGGTTTTGCGCGAGCGTTTGTTGAATCTTTGGGTCTTGCATAGCCATACTATGTACAGCGATGTGAGCTTGATGGTCTTGATAAAAAAACGCTTTAACCGGTTTGCCTTTCAGCAGGTTTACGTTCTCCGTTATAGGGTCACGCGGGCGCGTGTCGTCTTCCATTGGTACAAGCTTCTGTGCATTCTTAATACCCAACACATCTAACATCTGGCGATGTAGTAGTGGCAGGTCGTATAACTGTGGTGCGCCTTGTGCTAGTTGTAGTACCGCTTGATACTGCACAACCTTTTGCGACATAGTCGCTGCATTAGGATCACTAACAGGTATGACGTCTACGTGGTCGTAATCAGATTGTTTGATCTGACGATCACCTGTTTCTGGTTGGTAGTCGTAGTCTTCTGGTGTGTAGTCACGAATAATGCCTTTGAGTAGTCGTAACTCTTCGTGCATCGAGTAGTGAATACGCGCTTGAACCGCTGACATAATCTTCAGCGTGCGCTCTAGTATCGCCAGCGTTGTACCTACTGGTGCTTGACCCGACATATCACTGACTTTTAAATCAGCCGCACTTGCAAAGCGACGACCTTCATCAATGATCTGGTTCATCAAACCAGCTAATACTTGTGACGGTTCCTTATAGGGTAAGGGCAGGATGTTGTCCCTAATACTTCCACTCGGGACATCGACATCTCTAAATTCTCCCGGGCTGATAGGGGTGTCATCTCCCTTGACTCGCAGTCCTCGAGATTTAAGCCCACCCGGAAGGTTCGACAAGGTTCCTGCATCAACCAGTTGACGCAAAATGGAAGTGCCAGATTTAGCATACGCACCGATTAAATGAATAAGACCGAAGCAATAGAATCCAAAGCCGGGGATGTAACCGTAGTGAACGAAGTGATTGCGCTTCTGTTTTAACTTGTCGTCTGGTTGCCAATTGCGGCGTATCGCAAGTATCTTTTGGTTAGACTTCTCAATAGTAACAATATAAGGCAACGCAATACCAGTAGGCTCGCCATCTTTATCTACGTCCTCGTATCCGGGCAAGTCGAGGTTAACTTGCATCTCAAGTAGTTTGTAACGATCATCAGTTGAGGCTCTGAACCCCATCTTCTCCGCGATCTTCTTCTCTACTTCGTCTAGTGTGTTGATAGGGTCGCCTAGGTCTATATCACTATAGAAGCCTTCTACTTGTAAGCGACGAATCTCGTTCTCAGTCTTGCGCATTACGTGCGTGACACGATCTGCTGTGCGTAAGTCCGATGTACCGTAAGGCACAACAACGTCTTCTGCTGGTACATAGATTGACGTCTGACGACCTAACGCTGGGTCGTAGTACACCTTCTTGAACGCATTACCTGACAGACCCAAGCCCCACAACATGCGCTCGTGTTCTGGACGATACTCAGGCATCTCTTCAGTCAAGCGAT